CACCAAGCTCACTCTGGAAACCCCTCCGCTGTGCGTGGGCAAGGATGCGGTGGCCATCCAGCAAACGATCATCGCATCACTGGATCAATCGTTCCGGGATGCGGGGAAGGCGGCGTGAGGCGTGGGTGCGCAACAATCTATCTGGCAGAGGATTTGTGAGCCTCCTGACCGCCGTCCGGTGTGGCAGTGGGCCCAGGACCACATCCCGTCGATTCCCTACTCGCCCAATCCGGGGTCTTTCCGTGTCGAAAACTCCCCTCAAATCAAAGAGGTTTTTGAGGCGATCACCGACCCGCGCGTCCGACTGGTCTCGATCATCGCGGCGGTTCAATCTTCCAAGACGACCGTGTCTGAAATCGCCTTGGCCTACATCATCGCCAATATGCCCGGGCCGACGCTCTGGCTCAATGAGACGGACGAGGATGCCAAAGACCAGAGCGAGTCTCGGCTCCAGAAACTTTTCGATGTCTGCCCGCCCGTGAAAGCGCTCTACCCGGCCAACCGCCACAAGAAACGGAACACGACCATCCATTTCGCCCACGGCATGACGCTCTGGGTGGCGGGGGCGCATAACAAGACCAACCTGCAAAGGAGGAGCATCCGGTGGCTCATCGGGGACGAGTGTTGGAACTGGCCGCCGGGTCACATGGCTGAGGCCGAGGCGCGGGTGACGGCTTTCGGATGGTTGGGGAAATGCATTTTCATGTCGCAAGGGGGCGAGGAAGACGATGACATGCACCGCAAGTTCGAGACGACCGACCAGCGGGAGTGGTCGTTTGAATGTCCCCGTTGCGGATGCGTGCAACCGTTCCTTTGGGAAAACATCGAGTGGAGCAAAGATTGCAAGGACGAGAACGAACAATACGATTTCGTGAAAGTCCACGAGACGACCTCGATGCGGTGCGCGGGGTGCAACCATTACTTTGAGGACTCTGACGAAACGCGGCGCAGGCTCAACGCCACGGGGAAGTTCGTGGTGCAAAACCCGAGGGCGGCCAAGGAGAATGTCGGGTTCCATTGGAACGCGCTGACCACGATGTCTTGGGGGAAACTGGCCGAGCTTTACCTGAGAGCAAAACAGGCGGGGCGAAAAGGCGACACATCCTTGCTCAAGCAGTTTTACCAGAAACGGCTCGCGCTCCCGTGGCGGGAGTATGTGGAAGATTACAAACTGGAGATCAGTAAATCAGGGTATCGGATGGGGGAACTTTGGAACGAGGAAGGCGGCGTGGACAGGCGGGGTGCCGTCGTTGCGCCGCCGCTTGAGCCGGGCGCGGTGCCGCTACGCATTTTGACGGTGGACTGCCAGATGGATCATTTCTACGCCGTGGTGCGCTCGTGGACATCCGAGGGAAGTTCAAGGCTTGTGTGGTGCGATCGGCTTCTGACATGGGAGGATGTGGACGCGTTACAGGCTCGCTTTTCCATCCACGCCAATCTGGTATTCGTGGACGCAGGCGACGCTACCTACGAGGTTTATCGCCAGTGCGCCCGCCGGGGTTGGGTCGCGCTGATGGGCGACCGCAGGCTCACTTTCCTGCACAAAGGCAAGGGAGGCAAATCCGTCCAGCGTTTCTATTCGCCCAAGCGGAAGGTCGTGCTGGGGCGGGATCAGTTTTGCAATGTCCATTACTGGAGCAACCTCAACATCAAGGATTCGCTCGCTCGTCTGCGCAGGAACCAGAACCCCGCCGACGGGGCGACATGGGAAGTGCCCGATGATGTGCCGGAGGAATACCTCGCGCATATGGAAAGCGAGCAGAGGGTCAAGGAGAAGGGAAAATGGATGTGGAAACAGATCGGGAGCCGGGCCAACCATTACTTCGACGCCGAGTGCATGCAAACGGCGGCGGCTACGATGCTCAAGATCGTAGGCAGGGAATCGAACGGGGAAAATGAAGCAACCGGAGGTTGACGCAAAATGTCGGCAAGAGTATCTTTGGAGGCATGAAGGCAACATTAGATCGCGTTACGCATGATGCTCTTGAATTGTCCAATAGCGAAAGATCTGCATTGGCGCATACCCTGATCACAAGCATTGACGATCAATCCGATGAGGATGCGGAGCGGGCGTGGGATGCTGAAATCAAAACACGGGTGGATGATATTGTATCTGGAAAAGTCCAGGGCGTTCCTGCCAGCGAAGTTTTCTCGAAAATCAAAGGCAAGCACAGTTGAGCGCGATCCCGCTTTTTCATCCGGCGGCAATTGAAGAACTCGAAAGATCTGTCGAGTTTTATGAGGCGCGTCAAAAAGGGCTGGGGCTGGATTTAAACAGCGAAGTCGGTCGCGCTGTGGATGCCGTGTTGCAATCACCGCAGTGCTGGCCGATCCACGCTCACGGCACCCGCAAATATTTGTTGCGCCGTTTTCCGTTCAATTTGATTTATCTGGAATTGCCCGATGCAGTTTGGATTGTGGCTATCGCCCACTGTTCGCGTAAGCCTGATTATTGGAAACTGCGTCTTAAAAATTCCCCGTAGCCGATTAGCTCTGCGACAACTCCCGCGCACCGAGGATTGATGCGCGGGTCAATCAGTTTCATGCTTTGCGTTCGGCTATGTCGAGGAACCCCGTCCCGTTGCATTCATCGTCGGCAACCACCGCACATTGCATCACCTTGCCCGATGGCATTTTCACCAGCAACAAGGGGAGCGGCCTGTTGAAGCATCCCGTATCCCATGCCACGGCTTCTATCGTGCCTCCGACGATTTGTTGGTAGTGCCTTTGCTCCGCTCCAGTTGGTGACCTCATACGGCCACCTCTTTCCGCAACTCGGCGATCTGATCTTCTGAAAGGGCTGCGGGTTTCCCGTGGCGTTCCCAACTCTTTTCGTTGCGACCGAACCCCATCTGCACCTTCAGGCTCGCCGGGGGCATCACGATCCCGTGCGCTTTCATGATCTTGTCGGCTTCGTCGTATTTGAGTCCCGCCTTGCCGAGCGCCTTGGCCACCGCGCAGGCCGAGAACCCGTGGATTTTATTCTTCCGTCCCGTGGCGGTGTCGGGTTCTGCCACCGCTCCCGTTTCGATCACCTCCGGCGGGCGGTTGGCTTCGAGGATGGTGACCCGATGGCCGTTGGACGATGCCGCCGATTGTGTCGGTTTTTCCGCAGACGGCGATTTCTCTGATCCGATTGGATCGAAGGCCTTGGGCGTGATCCGTCCGTTTTTAGCCCGTCCATGCTTCATGGTGCCGAACTCTAGTTTGCCCGTGCAACCCGCGAGGCAGGCGATTTTATTGATGGGCTCGATCACGGGCTTGCGCCGATCTTCCGTGTATCGGAAGTGGGTCGCGCCGCGCGGCGGCTTGTTGTCTTTGGTGATGGCCTTCGCCGTGGCGTTGGCCGGGATGCTGACTGTGTTCACTGTTTGTTTTCCTTTCTGGTTTTGTTTGGGTTAAATGATTCCCGCAGACCTAAAGCTGTAATAACCGTTCGGGTAGGCGCGACTTGGCTCGCCCACGATCACATGGTCAACGAGTTCGATTTGGATGATTTTGCCCGCGTCGGACACTTTGCGCGTGATAAGGCGGTCGGGTTCCGAAGGGGACGGGTCGCCGCTGGGGTGGTTGTGCATGAGTGCGACGGCGTGGGCTCCCATCGCCACCGCCGCCCTGAAGACTTCTCTCGCGTGGCAGAGGCTCTCGTTGGCTATGCCCAAACTCACCAGCGAGTGTCCGACGGCCGACAGGCGCGTGTTGAGAACCAGCGCAACGACCTGCTCGCGCTCTGGGTCATACCACGGCGAACGCACCACTTTCTCCCTCCAGTAGGCGACTGTCTGGTCGGGCGTGTCTACCCTGAAAGATCCGCAGCTTTCGTTGAGCCTCTGGACTTTCACCTCGTAGGTCGAAAACTTGTATTTCATTTGCGAACCTCGGTTGTTTTGTGGCCGACCCATTCGAGAAGATGCGAGGGGTGGCGTTTGATTTTTCCGGCTTCAACAAGAATACCGATCAGCTTCTCGTAGGTTTCGATGCTCATATACTCCATGAGCCGCGCGTAAAGGTGCCCGCTCGGGACGCTCCCGAGTTCGCGGATGCACTCTGCGATGGCCAGCATCGCGCCGGCCGCGGCCTGCGCCCTCAAATCGGAAGGGCTCCCGGTTGTTTGTGGTTTGATCCCGTTTGATTCTCTCGTTTCTGTCGTCATGGTTTTTCCTTTCGGGTTGGGGTTTCAGATCAGGTTGAAAGTCGTGGCGAGTTCCTTGAGCGCTTCGTGGATGCGGCGGGCGTCGCCGACTTGCGCCCAGTTGACTTGATCGGGGTGTTCGACTCTCATGTGGTCTTGGAGGAACGCCTCCAGCTTCGCCGCCAACTCGAGCGACCCGTGGATGTTCGCGCAGAAAGCGTCGAGCGCCTTTTCCTGATTGCTGTTACTTTGGTTGTTGTTCGTTTTCATCGTGCGCATGACTTCGCTCATAGCGGCGATGATTGAAAGGGGTTAATCTGACTTTATCTGACCCGCTACCGCCGTAGCTGGCACACCATTTGCACGGGCGGTTTTTGTGCCAGCTTCCTCGT